TATACAATTTCATCACATCCACCTGCAGTATCCTCATAATTATCAATGTATCCATCTTCATCAATAAATGAATCTTGAACCCTTAGATATTGAATAACAAGTAGACAAAACTCATGCCACTGGAGACTACCCTTTACTCCAAAGCGCTTTTTTGTCGCTTCAATAAAATCAGGACCATGTTCATTCTCACAAATAAAACCTTCATAACAGTCATCAAGGATATCCTGAATATTCTCCACTAAGCCACTATTTACAGCATCTTTCCATTTACTCATATAAATAGTACGAGTTTCCATCGCTATTACACGATTCCTAAGTGTATCTCGTATTTCTCTCAATTGGGTCTCAATCTTATTAATCGCTTCTCGATGAATTTCAATATTACGACGCAACTCATCAATATTAGGTACGCTCATTTTTATTATACTACTAGATAAGCAAGTATATAATTCAATTTTTATATTGAAATTTAAAGATCATACTTACGTGTCTTATTTGCCTTTCTTAGTTTATTTATCTTTCGTGTCTTATTTGCCTTGCGTTTACCACCACTTTTTTTGTAACTCTCTGCAGCTCTCTTATAAAAGGGGCCACCTGAGAATCCAATTTCGTGAGCAGGTGGTAAAGCTGTCATCCAGTTGGTAATCTTCTTTTTGAATGGGCGCTTCATAATAAAATTTTTAATATTTCCTTTGAGGTTAGAACTGTATTTGTCGGAGAACTGTATTATATCTCCCTCAGGTACATTTATAGAGGTTGTTTCATCTGGAAGTATTACAGGATGTTCAAAACTTCTGCTATTAATATAGCGTATAAGTTTATCAAGTAAAGGAATATCTGCTTCAAAGTCTGTCTCTTCAAGCCATAAATCATTTTCAACATAGAGAATTTTATAATTATTATTTAATGCATCTGGAACAAGTACAACGAATAAACGATAGTGTTCGTAATTTCCTATGAACACACCATAGTCAGTACTATATTGGATAGGTCTGTATCGGTTTCCATGATTATATTCCCATTCATCATCTAATTCCCATGTGGTAAAATGATAGACTTCACCGAGTTTCATTCCATCACCTATTTCCATCTATTATGGGAACCAGTTAAAAAATCTATTCCATATCTCCAAGACTATCTATCAATATACTAAATCCTATACCTCCCATCATAATTACTCCTAATCCCATAAGAACAAAACTTATTATCTTTTCACTTGATTCTTTATCTTCTTTTTCTTGCTTCATATACATAAGATATCCAGGTATAAAAAATAACATACCTATGAATGCAATAAGAATCTGTGCAGCTGAAACACCTATACCCAATCCAAATCCAGTTTTAATAAGACTCTTAAAAGAATTTGCCATTATGTATAGTGTATAGATTTTTTATGATTCAATTGCTTCTAACCAACTCGTTCGTTGATCTTCTGGCATTTGTATCTCATCCATTAATTGAATAGTTTGATCTATTTTTTCCTGTAGTGAGATATCTTTCATATGAATGTCGGAAATATGATGCTGAAAAGATTCCATCTTAGAAATTACTGGTTTAACTGTCTCATCAAATCCTACTAATACATTAGTCAGCCGACTCAAATGACCTTGTGCACACATACCTACTGATTCATAGCACTCTTCCCATAAGCGTTTTATAAGTTCAAGACGAATGCTATCCTCATAAGTCTTAATCTTAGCCCATATTCCTCGTAACACGTTTCTATATTCCCAATCATTTTCTCTAATTACAGTCTTTGTATTTCCCCATTGTTTCATATCATCATATACGAGTGAAATATAGTCTATTGATTCAGGAATCGTCTGAATCCAGTAATTTGCAATTTCATCTAATGTTCTTTGACCCTTAGGAACTGTAGAGTCTTTAATAATTGAAAGAAATGTATTTGTCTGTTTAGATACAGCAGCAGTGTGAACATTTTGTGTATCTTGAGATAGATATTTTAGATCAGTTTGTTCTAATGAGAGAAAGTTTAGACTATCTTCAAATTCCCAATCATCTAAAAGATCAGTTAGCTTATCACGAAGCTCAAGCCAACAATATGTCCTAAGTAATCGTCTCATTCGTTCTATGCTAACAGTACCTCTTTCACGAAATGATTCAAATCGAGACTTCATAATTGAATACAGAAAGTTCAATAAACCTCTTTTAAAATCATTCTGAAATTTACGTATAAATATCCTATTACCATCAATTGGGATTCCTTTATTTTGTGCAAGTTTAGATCCATACTCATCAATATCGTTCATAATTGTAGAATAACTACAATGATTGATCCAGTGCAGATAGATTATACTATAATATTCATTCTGTAAATTTTTATTTTTCATTTGATCGATTCTTAGTCATACTAGTCTATAGTAGATCCATTTATTCAATTTTTGATAATTTAAAAACACTCTATAGTAGAATGTCCGTTACTATGCCCTTTGTGGCAAATGATGAGATGAATGCCATAATCGATGAAATACAAGAGTTTTTTGAGGAAAATATGACAGATCAAGGATTTATAACTTTAGATGATTTGTATCCGAATGGAATACCTCCTCTGTCTCAATATTTATGGGATCTCGATATTAAACTAAATGATGATGATGGTCCGGTCGTATTTACATCTGAGCAAGTGGAAGAACTAAAGCGAATGTCGGCTGAACTACAGACAACACAGTATTCTAATGCCCTTAAAGCTTCTCTTCCGCGTCTTTTGGCTGAAATCGACCGAGTCAAACGAGGAATAGCAAGAGGCTACGCCAGAAATCTAGTATCTGGAAAAAGATCGGGTTTACTCGACCCTTCAGCCAATAGAGCAGGTCTTGTTGGAAACAATCGGCCTGCTATGAAGAAGGCATTAGGTATGGAAGGATTTGCCACAACCGTTGGTAACTTTTTAGTAAATAAAGGATATACTCCTCGGATTAAAAGAGAAAGTAAGGGTTTAGTTGACCCGGCTCTTGTAAATCTTAAAAATATCGCTGAAGGCAAGCCTGTAAAGCCTATGCGAAACTACGGTACAGGAACAGGAGGCAGTCGTAAGAGTCATAAAAGAAACGGTCGCAAGAATTATAAGCTTACGCGTCGTACTAAAAAATAATCTATAGTAGAATGATCTATACACTGTATATCGTATATCCTAAAAATACATTAGAGGGAAGTAAATATGAAATTCAAGATGATATGAATATACTTTATCTTAAAAAATTAATACGAGTACACCGAGGAAAACAAATTAGTTTTCAAGAATCTAAAGATTATCATCTTATTATTCTTGATTTAACAAATGATGCTGCAATTCATTTTATAAATTCAATACCTGTCCCTTGTTCACTTCTATATATTAGTCTAGACAATAAACAAATCCTGTATAGTAACTACTATATTTATGGAGAAAATATTAAACCTCCGCCTAGAGATCTACAACAAAAAAACGTGTACTGGGCGGCTATGAAATGTGAAAAATTTTCTAAACCTCTCTCTCTCGAACGTAAAGAGCATCACCCCATCCAGCACCAGTCATAGAAATATTAACTCGTATAAATCCTTTAGATTGTAAGAATACATCTAAATCTCGTAATAGACATCCTCCTTTATAGACTTCTTGAGTATTTACTTCTGAATAAATTGCATCTGCAAAATTAATATATTCTCCCATACTCTTTAGCACATCTAGTTCTTTTCCCTGAATATCTAAGTTCCAAAAATTACACTCTTTAATTGGAATCTTATTCTTTTCAATAAATTCATGTCCTGTTTGTGTTTTTACCGTTCTAACCTCACTTACATAAATATGAGGATAACTATTTTTGTGAGTACCTAATTCAAGAAGACTTGAAGACTGTCCATTATTTGTAATATTAAATTTTACAATTTTCTCTTCAATATCAAGAGCTGCACAATATACGTTTGGAATATCTTTTTTCTTCATTTCTAATATCTTCTCTTCAATTGCATCTACCCAATATACATTTTGCGCATAGATTCCACACTTTTCATAATCTACTAGTTCCTCACACTCGTGTGCTCCAATATGTAAGATTCCTTTGGGTAATTTTCCATATTTTTCTAAGATAAAACAACAATCAATAAATGGAATTAACATCTAAATGAACTATTCTTTTTAATCTTTAAACAGAATAGAATGGGATATGCCCCGTACCTTTTTGCTCTGTATATGGCATCTGTAGATGGTGCAATTATGTCTCTTTTAAAAGCGCAAAAAAATGGAATGATTAATTCTTTGTGGATCTTCCCACTTGCCTTTATTGTTTATGGAACTCAGCCTCTCATTTTTTATTGGGGTTTAGGATTTTCATCAATGACTGTCTTAAATATTTTTTGGGATGTAATGAGCGATTTAATTGTAACCGCAATTGGATTTTATATTTTTGGTGAAAGGCTTTCAACACTACAGTGTATCGGCCTGGCATTATCACTTGCTGGAATTACACTGTTAGGAGCACATTAATTTACGAGTTCCGGTATTGATTAATAGTACTCGTGAGTATTCTTAGGACTGAAATAACGAGTATCATTTTTAATTAGAGGAGGCATATCTGCATACTCATCATTCTCTGTCTTAACTCGCTTAGATTTGTGTTTACATCCCCCATCAACAGTTGTATTCTCCAGGAGATCAAGACCCAAAGAAAGCATCTTAAAGTATTGATAAGAGTTATCAGTCTTAAATTGCTGCCTTGAAATATAGACTCGTGGGATCAATGGAATATTAAATTGGATATACTCATATCCATCCTCATCATATTCAATACTCTTTAGAAGAACGTGCAAATAATCAAGAACCATAGACTTGCTCAAACCCGTATTCTCATATACGCGCTTATTTCCGTCATTATTATCACGTAGATTAACAGTGAAACAACCTAGATCATTATCCTTATTAATGGTAATAACATCATCCAATTTTTGGATATTCTCTGACTTAATCAACATAATAGACATAGAAGACATTTTGTGTATGCTTAGTTCACTGTAGATGCAGCATTCAATTTTTGTTTTTACTTTTTTTAATACGCGAACAATGTAGCAGCACGTCCTCCATAGATTCGTAAAATATTATAGGTTTCTGCAAAGATACGTGTCAAAAAACGATCTACAAAGTCATTTGTAATAAATCCGGTTTTTCCGTGAAATCCCAGCGTTAATTGAGCTCTTTGAATTTTATCTAAATTTGCTTCTCCTGCAGGTAACGAAATAGGTCTCAAACCACTCTGTAAACCAAATGGTAAATTATAATAATATCGGTTCACCCACGGCGCTTTACGCTGCTCCATTGATGGAATGAGTGATCTGAATAATGCAACATTTTCTGTACTGTATCGTGTAAGAGTTTCTTCATATGTTAATGCTAACCAGCGAATTGGTTCTGAATCTTTAGTTGAAAATGCAGGTCTTAATGAGGGTCCATAGAATCGTTCATTTAATCCACTTGCATCAGGCCACCAAGGACCATTTGGAAAAATAGTATTACTTAAATCTCGTGTTGCTAAAAAGTGTGCATTATATAAGGGTGCTTCATATCTTTGACAATAAAAAAAGAGATCTCTTGTTGGATTTGGAACAAATAATTGAGTTCTTATAAAATTGTTTCTTTCATTATCTACTGGATCAAATGTATAATGTTGTACAATCGGTGCTTGGATATCGGCAATACGAAATCTATTTGCCTCAGGTTTGTCAATATAGATATATTCTACAAGTATATAGGATTCAGGAATTGTTAATGTTTGTGCAATATTAATTCCTGGAATTTCTGAAACAAGTGGATCATAAGGGTATAATCCTTTACGTACAAATCCATTTGTATCAGTCTTATAAAATTTAGCACCTTCTAACGGCCAAAGTGCTCCTCCTTCTAGAGTTGTAGGTTCAACACGTCAATTAACTGTAAAATCTGGTAAGATAGATCCATGATACACATTCGTTGAAGTCGTAATACGTGAATCTGTATAATAGAGACTCGATACTGGATTATATTTAATTGTAAGTCTAACTTCATCTACATAGAGAGCATCAATCGGTAACGCCGAGGCTGGATCATTTCGACTAAACCAAAATGGAAGTGGTGTTACTACCTTTTGAGAGACAGAATCCATTCCAAAACTTTGTTGTGTAAATCCATTATCTTTTCTACAAATTAAACGACTATATTCAACTGTTTTCTCAATAGGTGTTTGAAATTCATCTAATATTTCCATAAGATTTCCTGGAATAGTATCAACTAATGATCCACCAATAGATATACTTGCCTCATCAATTAATGCGTGTCCTAAACTATTAATCCAACTAAATTTAGGACCTATAAATCCTGGAACGGCTTGTGCTAAGAGTTGCGGTGTCCTTATATCAGGCATTTGTGTCACTAGATAGATACGACCGATTAATTCTCCGTGAACAGGGAGACGTACTACTGCTGACGTTCCAAAATTAGCTTGTGTATTAAAATCTACACGAACCCATTGAGTTCCATAGCGTCCTGCTTTAATAAACACTTTTAGAAATGCATCTAACTGAGGTTGATCCTTTCCTGGTTGAAGACGCTCATCTTGCATTCCCGTAGAGATGACTTTTAATAGACTTGCTACCATTTATCTTTACTTGCGTCACTGATTTTAAATCGGCTTCTTTTGCTTGTGCTCTATGTTGTTTACATGTGTGAAGAGATGATAAAGGACTTCCTTGAATTGCTGTTTTTAAACATTGCCTTCCAGATAGACAGATCCCTTCACACTTGTATTTGTAACAATGTCCAACACGGACTTTATTTGAATTCCACGCTTTTGATGAATCATTAAAGAATTCTTGTGTAAATTCTTTATTACCTGTATTCATTGTCTAGTAAATACTTTATAAACATAGACTATCAATTTTTAATCAGTAAAGACTTTATTACATATTCCATTTTCAAATCGTACCCACTGAAATGCAAAAATAAAGACATGAACTTCCCATTCAGAATCACTAGTACCACCAGGTGGTTTCACATCCAGAATTAAACGAAGACTATTCAATCGACTTGCATTTATTGATCCTGAAGGATTATGTTCTCCAGGATGAGTTGCAAAGGAATATCCATAGACAAATGAATCATAAGCACCCTTTCCACCCTTATGAACTCTTGAAATATGTGAACGAAACCACTCCTCATCCTGATCAATTAAATCAATTCCATTTGCCTGAATTTTTGCTCTAGAGAGTAATGGAACAAGAGGATTAAATGTAGAATTGTATTCTTTTTCAAGAATAGCACTGTAATTAATCCATTCATTATTAACAGTTACTGCTGCCTTTCTTCTCAAAAACCAAATAATTTCTTCAACAGGTTGATTTGCTTCTAAGGGTAATTGTACTGTAATCATATCATTACCAGTCTTATTTACTACGTATTTTAAAGGCTCATTAAAGTCAAATTGTTGAATATCCCGATAGGCTTTTTCAAAAGGTTGACGTAATAGATTCTCACGATAGGGTCCATCTACACATAAACCATAGGTAACAAGTTGAATATTTCTAAAGTGTGGAATTACTGTAGTTGTTGTATATGAGAACACCGGATATCCTAAGACACCATAATCTGTAAAACGATATGTCTCTCCAAGTGGTGTATCCGTACAACTTAATCTGGATCCTGTAACTCTTCTTATAATTTGATCAAACTTCTTTAGAGTTATCCGAACACGAACGGTTCCATCACGACACGACAGTAAAGGAAATGTTTCTTGAAGACGTTCACGTAACATTGAAAAAACAAGTGGAATTGTAACCCATCCTTCTTCCGTTGGATAAATGGATGTACTAGACCATCTTTTTACATCTTCTATTGAATAACGTCCTAGACTAGTTGATGTACTTGATTGAACATTCAAGTCAGGAAATAGTAGTGATACTACATTAATAGTGTCTCCTGTTATTCGTTCAAGAACTTGATCATCTACTTCCAAAGTGGCTTCTTCGATTAATGCTGTTCCTAATGAATTAATATAAGTCCATATAGTTAAAGGATCTTCATATTGATAGCGTCCATATGTTAAGTATTCTTGTTGTAATGCAGTAAGCCAATGACCTAATTGAACTTGAATAAACATACCTTGAATTAAATCTCCACAATCTAATGTTCCCATCTCAAATGTAAATCGTTGACCTAGTTCTGCAGGTCCACGGAATGTAAATTCACGAAAAACAGATGAAAAAGGGATAGTTTGTTTTAAATCATCCCGAAAAAAACGTGTTTCATTACTTTTTAAAGGAAATAAGAGTGCATCTTGATCATCACGACTTACAAGATCTAATAAAGTTGTTGCGGGTCCTCGTGGTTGTTTTGTTCCATATCCATCTCGCTGATTGAGATCCATCTACTTTAGTCCTGTGCTTCCAAATCCACCCTCACCCCGCAGTGTTGAATCTAATGAGTCTACATAGACAACTGTCTCAATATGACCAAGATTAGGAGCAAGGATCTGAAAGAGTCTTGTACCTGCTTCCAATTTAGCTACATTTTTTCCAACTGTAATTAAAGGTGCCTTCAATTCTCCACGATAACTTTTATCAATAATTCCACGAGTATTTGCCATTATGAATCCTGTCTTGAAAATAGATGACCGGGGTTCCAGAGTATAATGACATCCAACTTCAAGAACTTCACCTTTTGAATCAATGGTTCGTTGAATCATTCGTGCTTTAATTCCTAGAGGCACGAGTGTTGCAACCGATGTTTCTTCTTGATCCTTAATAATCTTTACATCATATCCTGCATTGTCATTTGAAAGAGTTTCAATTGTGCCTACTGGAGGATAATACTGTGATCCTTCAGGAGTAACCAAAATTTCAACACGATAGGTTGGAATATATGAAGCCATACTTATGGTATAGAGCTCAAACTAATCAATTTTTGGTAGAAGTAACAAAAATTGATTGATTCATTTTTGTTTTGATAAGTAGTATCAGGAAATGACAATTTATACTGATTTTATTGTCCCTACAAATGATAAGAATGATCCAAGACTATCACTTTTGGTGCATCTTAATCTATTCAGTGTTCTCCTAGCACTACAATTTATTGCAGTAGTCTTTAACATTCATAGTATTGAAATTACAGTACTATCAAGTGGTATCTTAATTATCTATCAAGTCTATGTAACACTCAGTATACTTAAGCTACATACATATGTTCCTGCATCTAACTTTAGTATGCTTGTAGAACACGATGATGATTATGAGGAAGAGGAGGAAGAGGAGGAAGCTGAGGATCAAGAAGTTCAAGAGGAGGCTGAAGAGGAAGCTGAAGAGGAAGCTGAAGCTGAAGAGGAAGATGATGAAGAGCAGGTTGAAGAGGAAGAGCAGATTGAAGAGGAAGATCAAGAGAAGGCTGAGCCTGAAGAGCCACTAACATTTGATGATGAAGTTTCACCTCCTCTCTATTCTAAAACGAGCACTACTTCAGAAACATCTTCTGCAAAAATGCGAAATAGAAAAAGAAAAGCGATTGTTTAATTTGCAAATCGTAAAGTACCCCTCTGTTCATCAATAATATATAATCCCCATCCTACACTTATAGCACGTATATATGTCTTTTTTTGTAAACTAGAATATGGAATCGTATCACGAATATCCATCCATAAGGTTGGCTTATCAGCTAATGAAAAATTCAGAGTTCCTGAAGGTTGTCTTCTTACAGGAGCCCTATATCCAAAAGTTGGGCCATATGAAAATGATAACCAAGATATCATAATTCCTGGCATTTTTTCACACTTTGTAAAGGGTGAAAGATTCTGCCAAATATCAGATGTCCATTCAGTTTCCCTATCTTTTCCTGCAACGATTAATTTCATAGAATTATAATATGCTTTTCCATCGATAGGATTTGTAAAAGACCATAACCGATTTCGTTCAATATCATACTCTGATTGAAAAAAGATAAGAATTCCTTCTGCAGGATGTCTACCATCAATTCGTTTTGTAATTAAAGAAGATCCTCCATTTCCAACAGAAATATAATCATTTTGATCTAAACTCAACTTATTTTCAAAAGGTCTCATAAAGGGAATCTCTAATTTCTTCTTTTTTAACTCTTTTTGTAATTCAGGTCGCACATAGGTCTGTGTAGTTTCCAATGTAATTAGTGGCTTCCCTATTTTTTCACGAGAAATTGGTGTAAAAGATGTCACAGTAGAAGAAGAATTAATTGAACGTAGATCAGTTCTTGACCACGGTGTAGGTTTAATTGCAGAGGATGAACTCTCAACTAAATCTTCAAGACGTCGCAATTTACATCGTAGACGGAACTTCTGACCGGGTACTGCAACTAATGGAAATCCACCCTCATCTGGATGAGCGCAGCCAATAATTGGAAGTCTAAGATATAAACGAGTTGGAGTTGCATTCCGCTGAATTTCAAGTGCAGTTCCTGAATGTCCTCCAATCTGTTTTAATGCAAGAGCTTCTTGATTTAATGTTCCTTGTAAATGTGTCCACGCATATAAGAAGTCTCCTGAAAATTCCTGTAATGCAACTTGATCTTGATAAAACTGAATAGATTCAAACAAAAAAGCTCCAATACCCTGACAATATCCATAGGTAGTACCAGCAGAATCTTGAATACGAGTAGTTGTGTTCAATGGACTAATAGTTGGAGGAAGCCACGTAGGCAAATCAATTACAAGTGCAACAGAGGTCATTATATCTCCAAATGTATCAAATTCCCATTCAACTGTTCTTCCAAAATCAACCATATTCAAAGGCTGAGTCTGCCGAGTTTCATTTAGAGTTCCTGGCCACGTATCCATTCCATATGAAAATGGAACAAGCGCTGATTTATCTAAATTCACAAAAAATACATCTTTTTGACCTCTTGCAACAAGTTCATATAAAGATCCTTCTGAGGATGTATTAGGCCTCTCCATCTATTCTAAAGAATAACTAGTTCTTAGATGTCATTAAATTTTTCATTAACGCCTCCTCGCTGTGTCCTTTCAATTGTAAATGAAGGGAGAACTAATACTTTTTGTTGATCTATTAAATCACGTACACGATATGTATATACATCTTCAGCGTGAGGATTATACTTTCCAGTCTGATCTATCATTTCTAAATTAAAGATTGTAGTAAACATATCTGTTCTACATCCAATTAATTCACATCGATGTATATTCATCTGACGAATTGCCATATAAGGTTCAAGATGAATTCTTGATAAATAGGATTCTAGTCCAGGAATAAAATAACGACCTGTGACTTTAATAATATGATCAGATGTACGTAGCATTGTAGAATAAGTATACGCATAATTAATGGCAAATACTTCGTGATCTCCTTTATTTTTAATAGCTTTCAGATATTCAGCTCCTTTAGTTGTTTCTTCATTAAATGTAATAACTTCAAATCGATCTTTATAAACTTGTTTTTCATCATTTAATTCTTCAAATGTATATCCTGAATTTTCAACAACTACCACTTTATACTCTGTTTTTGTCAACCATTTCTTAATAGTTTTTATATATTGATCTACACGTTCATTTGTATTATTTTGAAACATGAATTTCATATCTTTTTTAGTATTAACTGTTGTTGTTAAAAGAATAGATACATTATTTTTAACTTTATAAATATTAAATAAAACAAGAATACATATTACAATTATTATTAAAAACAGATGAAGAGATTTCATATCTACACTCTATGTAAAAAATGAATAATCTCCATCACTAACTGTTGGTACATCTATGCGTTTAATCATTGTTGAATCTCCTGCAAAATGTCAGAAGATTCAAGGGTTCTTAGGACCCGGAAATACTGTTATAGCATCAATGGGGCATATTCGCGCACTTGTACAATCTCTTGATTCAGTGGGCATTGATAAAGGATTTGAACCCACCTACGAATTCATAAAAGAAAAAAATAAAGCAATTCATCAATTAAAAGAATCCGCAAAAAACGCAACATCAATTGTTCTCTGCTCAGATGATGACCGAGAAGGAGAAGCAATCGCATATTCAATCGCAGTCCTCTTAAAACTGAATCCAATTACGAATCCCCGCGCAGCCTTTCGTGAGATTACACATAATGCGGTGCTTGAAGCAGTCAATCATCCAAGAACAATTGATATGGATCGAGTAAATTCTCAACAAGCCCGAGCAATGCTTGATATGATGGTAGGATTCACTATTTCACCCTTACTTTGGTCTCATATCGGTCCTGCACTATCAGCAGGAAGATGTCAAACTCCCGCACTACGACTAGTGGTTGAAAAAGAAAGTATAATTGAATCCTTTAAGAGTGAAGGATCCTGGGAAATCAGTGGTGAATGGTCCTCAATTGAAAAAGGAGGCAAAACCAAATGGCCTGCAGTAATGACTGAACCACTTAGTGATGAAGAATCTGCTCAGAACTATCTAGAAAACCATAAAGATAATCGATCAGGTTTAGTTAAAAAGGCAGAAACAAAGGGATGGACTGAATCTGCTCCTAAAGCTCTTATGACCAGTACACTTCAACAACAAGCAAGTAATTTATATCATTGTAATCCTAAAAAGACAATGCAAATTGCTCAAAAACTCTATGAAGCAGGACATATTACCTATATGCGAACCGATCAAGAACAGATGAGTGAAGAAGCAATCGAAAATGCAAAAAAGGTCATCGCCTCCAAATGGGGAAATACCTATATTCGGACCGAAGATCTCAAACCCAAACAAAAAGCAAAGTCACAACTTCCTGAAGCTCAGCAAGCCCACGAAGCCATTCGTCCAACTCATTTTGAATACTCTCAGATACCTGAAGGTGAAGATTGGACACAGACTGAACGAAAGATCTATCACCTGATTTGGCTTCGAGCCATTCAATCAATTATGGCATCTGCAAAAGGAGATCATCGTGTCGTTACCTTTGAGGCAGAAGGAGATGAAGGTGATTTTGAATGGTTAGCCTAATGGAAACGAACGACCTTTCCGGGATGGAAGGCAGCTGATGAAAAAGAAGCGAAGATTTCTGATGCGCAAGATAGTGAAACTTCCGATGAGGATGCTACAGACTATTCTTGGAGAATTGGAGAATCGTTGGCTCCAAATCAAAGAGTCTATTGGCAACTACTTTTGGCCAAACCGCAAGAGACAAAGCCCCCCGGACGATACACCGAGGCAAGCTTGGTTCGTGAACTGGAGAGAAAGGGGATCGGAAGACCGTCTACCTTTGCATCACTGATTGCAACTCTCTTAGAAAAGGGATATGTTGAAATTAAGGATATTCCTCAAGATATTAAGCAGTCCAAAACCTACAGTTTGACAACTTTGGGTCAATGGCCTCCGACTGAATCTCTCTTTCCGATCAAACGCGGAGGAGAAAAACTTAGAATGGTTCCAACTTCACTTGGCCGATCTCTCTTAGACTTTGCAGTTAAGAACTTTCCAGATCTCTTTGCTTTTGAATTTACCGCAACAATGGAAAAACGACTTGATTTGATTGCAGAAGGAAAAGAACCCTGGAAAAAGGTATTGGAGACTACCTGGAATTCATACAAAGATAGATTATCAGTACTAAAATCTTCTGGCAGTTCTACCACTTCTGGAAAATCCAATCCAAAAATTCGAGAATTTACTGGAGGACTCAAAGCAGTTCTTTCCGCAAAAGGACCACTCCTTTTACGAGAAGGTGAAACTAAAGAACAAACTATCTTCTACGGCTGGCCTGGAACAAAGGCCTTTCAAGAACTTACCGAATTAGAGGCATTTACTTTTGTACAAACTGTCGGTCAGAAAAAAGTTGGAGAATGCCTAGGAGACTTTGAAGGAGAAGCCATTGTACGAAAATCTGGAAAGTTT